AGACGGTACCAAGATCGCAAGAAGAGACAGAACATTTCCTGCCTTCTACGACGGAGACCACGAGTACTTCACTGCGGTAGACAAAGCCAGAAAAACAAACAAGCACCTGGTAGTACTCAAAGCAAGACGTAAAGGGTTCTCATACAAAGCTGCAGCTATGCTAGCACGGAACTATTTCTTGATGCGTAACTCTAAGAACTATGTATTTGCATCACAGAAAGAATACCTGATCGGTGACGGACTTCTCAGCAAAGCTTGGGACTTTCTATCATTTGTAGATGACAACACAGCGTGGACACAACCACGACTACGTGACCGTGAGATGCACAAACAGTCAGGGTACAAGAAGAACGTAAATGGGGCAGACGTAGAACTTGGGATGAAGTCACAGATTATTGGGGTATCTCTAAAAGACAACCCAGACAAGGTCCGTGGTAAAGCAGGTGATCTGATTTTCTTTGAGGAAGCAGGTTCATTTTCAGGTCTACTAAAAGCATGGGAAGTAGCTATGCCAACAATGCGTCAGGGCTCTAAAACACTAGGCACAATGGTAGCCTTTGGTACAGGTGGTGAAGAAGGCGTAGGCTTTGACGGTATGGAGGAGTTGTTCTATCACCCAGAGTCCTACGACTGCATGGCATTCGACAACAACTGGGATGCAGGGGCTATGGGAACTACCTGCGGTTACTTTGTCCCAATACAACAAAACTTAGATGGGTTTATCGATGATGACGGTAACTCTGATACAGAAGCAGCCATTAAACATGAAGAACTACAGAGGGAGAAAAAGAAGGGGGCAAATGATCCTAAAGCCCTCGACCAGTACACGGCGGAACACCCGTTCACTCCACAAGAGGCGACGCTACAGGTCACGGCAAATCTATTTGATGTTACTAGTCTTAAAGAGCAGTATAACAAGATTAAGGCTAATGGGCTTGAGTCCGAAGGCACAGCAGGAATAATGTACTACGACAAAGATGGGAAAAGCACATTTAGACCATCAGATGACGTAACTAAAATAAACAAGTTCCCGCACAGAAAGGGGGACAAGATAGATGGGGCAGTAGTAGTATACGAAGCACCCTTCAAAGCAGAGAGTGGGGAAGTCCCACATAATTTGTATATTATATGCCACGACCCATATGCACAATCTAAGTCTACAAACAACGAGTCACTTGGGGCTGCATATGTAATTAAAAGACCTAATAACCTATCCAAGCCGGATGATATAATAGTAGCTAGCTATGTTGGAAGACCTAAGACACAAGATGAATACAACAGGAATCTATTTATGTTGGCTGAATACTACAACGCAAAAATCGGATTCGAGAACGACCGCGGAGAGCTTATTGCTTACGCGAAAAGATATCGTAAGCTATATAAGCTACAGGAGGAGTTTGAGATGTTGGATAAGAAAGAACTCAGGTCTAGAAATGTAAAACGTCAGTACGGTATGCATATGACTGAACAGCGTAAACGGCAAGGTGAGCTATACATACGGGACTGGTTAATCACCCCAAGACATACAGATGAAGATGGGAATGTTACACTAAACCTGCATAAAATCTATGACGTAGGGCTACTACAAGAACTTATCAAGTTCAACCACAGAGGTAACTTTGACCGAGTCATGGCATTTATGGTAGGGATGTACCACACACGAGAGTTATATAATAGAGAGGTAGTAGAAATTTTAGAGGACAGAACTACAGACGAATGGTTCAGCCGCATTTATAATTAATTTTGCAAAGATGTACGGGACTTATAAGATACCTAAACAGCGTATACCACTAACGCAGAAGACTAAGAAGTGGAGAGAAGAATGTGTAGATGCTTATATAAACCTGTCAAAGTTTGGGCTTTCAGAGAGAAGAGGAAGACTAAAGACATTGTATGAGTATTACAATGGTAACATAGATGAAGCAGACTACAAGTATGTGCTGCAGCCCTATGGTAAAACCAGAAAGAACTTCCCATCCAAACTACGTAACTACCCAATCATCAAGCCCGTCATCGATCTGCTACTTGGTGAGAAAAGCAAAAGACCTCTTAACTACACGGTTACAGTAACAAACTCTGACTCTGTATCACAAAAAGAAGAGGCAAAAAAGCAAGCATTGTTTACTCAGGTGCAGAAGATGTACTTGAACGAGCTATCTAAAAACCCAGAACTAGATATACCTGAACAGGAGGTAACACTCCCCAAGCAGGTAATCGAGGAGTTTGAAAGAAGCTATGTAGACAACAGAGCTATCACAGGACAGAAAGCGATCAACTACATCATGCAGCAAGAAGAGGTGTATGATAAGTTCCAAAAAGGCTTCTTCCATTATCTAGTAACTGGGGAGGTATACTCTCACAAGGGGGTTCGTAGAAACGAGCCGTTCTATGAGATACTAAACCCACTAGATATAGACTACGACAAAGACCCAGACATAGAGTTTGTTGAAGATGGGGACTGGGCTATAGTTAGAAAGTTTGCACACGCATCTACCATAATCGATACGTTTGGGGATTACCTAACACCCGAGCAAGTCTTAGAGCTTGAGAATCCTAAACACTCCTCTACTGAATCGTACCTGCTATATAGATCAGAGGCCACTGGGTCAGATGACAACATAGCACGTAACAGGCTTATCGAATGCATAACTGTGTATTGGAAGAGCAGAAAGAGAATAGGCTTTGTAGAGTACGTAGATGAGAACACTGGGATGCTAGAGATGCTACAGGTAGAAGAGGGATATCGTATGCCCGCTACCATGAAAGAGCGCGGAGCTAAGATCAAGTACGAGTGGGTCAATGAAGTATGGGAGGGTACCAAGATAGATGGGAGGTTCTTTATACGTATGAACCCTCTATCTAATCAGCGTACATCACTTGACAATCCATCATTGTGTAAGATACCGGTAAACGGTAGAAAGTACTCTGACATTAATGCAGAGAACATATCACTCGTATCTCTAGGTATCCCATACCAACTCAACTACAACATCTTCAAGTATCGTATGGAGCTGGCGATTGCAAGGTCTAAAGACATTGTAGCTCAGTTTGATATCAACATGATACCTAAGAAGTGGGACATGGATAAGTTCATGTACTTTGTAGAGGGTACAGGTATTGCGTGGGTTGACTACAACAAAGAAGGCATACAGCTTTCACCTCAGCATCAGTCTGTGCTTGACATGTCCATCAAAACAATTGCACAGTACCTGCAACTACTCGAGTCTATTATGCAAGAGTGGGAGAAGATATCCGGGGTAAATAGACAACGACAGGGAAGCATAGGAACTTATGAAGGAAAAGCCACATCACAACAAGCAATTGTTCAGTCCTCTCACATTACAGAAGATATTTTCCGCAAATTCTCAAGATTTGAGCAACGCGAATTGCAAGGCTTACTGGATTACTCTAAGGAAGCTTGGATTACGGGAAAGAAAGCGATGTACGTAATGCCAGACATGAACTCACAGTTCTTGGAGATAGATTCATTCGATCACATGGAGAGTGAGTATGGGGTATTTATTTCTGACTCTGGTAGAGACCAAGATAAGTTGGAGCAGGCTAAGTCGTTGTCTCAGGCTATGATACAGAATGGTGTACCAGCCTCTGCAGTTCTTGACTTGTTTGACACTGAGAACTACGCAGGCATCAAGGACAAGATTACTAGAGCAGAGAATGCACAGAAAGAGTTGGAGCAAGCTCAACAGCAAGCACAACAAGAAGCTCAGATGGAGCAAGCAAAAGCTCAGCAGATGCAGACTCAACAAACAGCTATTGATGCAGAGAAAGACAGACAACTGCAGATTGAGTTAGCTCTTATCAAAGCAGAAGCATCAGATTCTAAGAACAAGTTAGACTTGGATCTAGAAAAGATGCAGAAGAACTTCGAACTGAAAGAAAGAGAGCTTGACCTTAAACAGCAAGCACTGGATAAGGAAGGGGATCTTACACCTGACGGGGAATGACCAATCAAGAACGCAGAAGTTTACTAGATAGATTTAGGGCCTCCAATATGGAGGGCTCTATACTTGATGTGTTCAAAGCATACAATCAGGGTATTGACCTAATATCAGAACATGAAGCGTCTCAGGCCCAGAACCAGCCGGTTACTCTCAGGGGCCCTGAACAACAGAGAGAGGGCTTGAGACCTTTTCATGCAGCCGGGGATACAAAACGCTCTGCGGTTTTCAAAGACGTGCCTCCTAATACACCATTCAACACAAATGGGATGCAGGTTCCCATAGACATAAAGAAGTATGACGAGCAGGGACATCTGGTAAAATCGCACTTGAGCGTTCCCCCCGGCGTTAGGAACATACCCACAGGCCCCTATAGAGGTGACATTATAGAGACACCGTCAGAGGGGTACAGAGATGGGGGTGTAAGAAAAGACCCAGTAGTCGGCACAGGTAAAAAGCCTAAGGGTTCGGGT